CCCTGATCGTGACCGACTACCCGGACAGCTCCGACACCGTCGTCGTGCCCGTCCTGGCCTGGCTGCGCACCCACCAGCCCGACGCCTTCACCAACCCCGACAAACGCGAAGACGCCTTCAAGTTCGAGGCCGAAATCCTGAACCACACCACCGTCGATATCTCGATCAAGCTGAAGCTGACCGAGCGGGTGACGGTGAAGGTGGACGGCAACGGCTACCAGGTGCAGCACCACCCAGAGCCGGTCAATGAAGACGATGACCCGGCCTCGTGGAGGCCCGCGTGAGCGACCTGCACGAGCTGGACGCTTACCTGGTTGGCCTGCTGGGGAAACTGGAAGCACCGCAACGCCGTGCGCTTGCCCGCGCCATTGCGGTAGAGCTGCGCCGCCGGCAGTCGGCCCGCATCGCCGCGCAGCGCAACCCGGATGGCACCGCCTACGAGCCGCGCAAGCCGCAGCTACGCCACAAGCGCGGCGGCATCCGGCGTTCGATGTTCACGCGGCTGCGGATGGCGAAGTACATGCGCATTGAGGCGAGCCCACACGCAGCCGTCATTTCGTTCTCCGACAAGGTGCGGCGCATTGCGTCGGTGCATCACTTTGGGCTGCGGGATCGGGTCAGCGAGAATGGGCTGACAGCCAAGTATCCAGCCCGCGAGTTGCTGGGCTTCAACGACAGCGACGTTGACCGCATCACGTCCCTGCTTGTCGCCCACGTCGCCGGGTGAAATGGGGCATCCCGTCCGCTAGACTGTCTGCAACTGCAACGCGCTTCGAATAGTAGCCATTCAAACGGGGGGAGCCGCAATATGTCGAACAAAGACCTGGCACGACTTGCTGTGTTGATTGATGCAGACAATGCATCTGCCGCCGTCGTAAAGGAATTGCTTGAAGAAGTTGCGAAGTACGGCACAGCAACGGTCAAGCGGGCATATGGAGACTGGACCACGCAGAACCTCGCGGGGTGGAAGGACCAGCTTCACCGATATGCCATTCAGCCGATCCAGCAGTTCTCTTACACACGGGGCAAGAACTCCACCGATTCTGCATTCATCATCGATGCGATGGACTTGCTCTATGCGGGAAAGCTGGACGGTTTCTGCCTCGTGTCCAGCGACAGCGACTTCACCCGCCTCGCAACACGTCTGCGAGAAGCCGGCAAGATCGTCTTCGGCCTCGGAGAGCGAAAGACACCAGAACCGTTTATCGCGGCGTGCGACAAGTTTGTCTTTTTCGAGGTGCTCAAGAAGACAGACCAAGCGGTCGCAGGCGTCGCGAACGTTCCGGACCTAAAGGCGCTGCTCGTCCACGCAATCAACGAAACTTCGCGCGACGGCGGATGGGCACCACTCGCTGCGGTCGGGTCGTTCATCGGCAAGAACAATGCGTCGTTCGACCCGCGCAACTATGGCTTCACGAAGCTCGGCGAATTGGTGCGCAAGCAGGCGTATCTGGAATGCAGGGAAACGCCCGACGCGTCGGGCGTAACACACCACCTTCACGTCAGGCTCAGGTAGCTAGCGTCCCGCCGGCCGTCTAGGGATTCTGTTGGGGATACACCAGCAATTGCCAGTGGATCTGGCCCATAGAAGGGTTGTGTTGCCTATGATTTTGAGGTGGCAGGGTGTGCCCGCCGGCGATCGCAATCTCATCGCCGCACGAGGTGCATCGATAGATGCCCGGGTGCGGAGCCGGTGTTCCAGGTGCGTGCCTTGTGTCGAACGCCTGGTCATTGGACTGCGACAACCGCTGTCCATTTTTATAGAGTGCCATCTGATCCCCCATCGTGGTAACTGACCAGCAGGGTTATCGCGGTCTCAGTCAAAGCGTTTCCCCTGCACCAACGTGAATAGAGGCCCAAAATCAGGCCTCGTCCACGTCGTCAGGTGTAATTCCCGGAAAGCCCTATTTCAAGGAAATCGTCGCATGGCGCCGGTCTGTATACCCTTAAGTACCGGGGCTTAGGCATTCCGTTGTAACGCTGTGATTTACAACTACTACAGCGTGACCCCCACGCGCGCGCACGGCACTCTGCAGGCATGGACCTCGCAGAACTTGCCCGCCTCATTGAAAACCTGATCCGCATCGGCACCGTGGCCGACGTGCGCCACGGCAACCCGCCGGCCGTACGCGTGCGCACCGGCGGCATGACCACCACCTGGCGCCCGTGGTGCGAACGCCGAGCCGGCGGCACGCGCACCTGGAACCCGCCCACCAAGGGCGAGCAGGTCGTGCTGCTCTGCCCCAGCGGCGACCTATCCAACGGCATCGTCCTGCGCGCCATCCCATCGGCCGCCAATGACGTGCCGAGCCATTCGCCCAACGAGACGGTGACGCTGTACCCGGACGGCGCCCTCACCAAGTACGACCACGCCGCAAGCCTGCTGACCGTCCAGGGCGTCAAAACGGTCTTCCTGGAAGCCGCCACCAGCGTGCTGGTGAAGTGCCCCGACACCACCTTCGACGGCTCGGTCACGGTCAAGGGCCTGCTGTCGTTCATGAACGGCATTGCCGGCCAGGGCGGCGACAACGGCAACGTCATCACCGGCGACCTGACGCACCAAGACGGCAAGCTGTCGTCCAACGGCATCGTTCTTGATACGCACCAGCATGGCGGCGTCCAGAGCGGCGGCAGCGACACGGACGGCCCGAAATGAGCGGCATGAACAGCACCACTGGCCGCGCCGTCAGCGACGTGGCCCACATCCGCCAATCCGTGCGCGACATCCTCACTACGCCCATCGGCTCGCGCCTCATGCGCCGCGATTACGGCTCGCTCATTCCCGAGCTGATCGACCAGCCCGCGAACCCGGCCACCCGCCTGCGCCTCATGTCGGCATCAGTCTCCGCCCTCGTTCGTTGGGAGCCGCGCATCCGCATCGCTTCGGTTCGCTTTTCGGTGCGCGCTGACGGCAGCGCAGCGCTCGACATCGAGGCAGACCGAGGCGACGGCCCGCGTGGCGAAGCGCTCGGCACGTTGAGCGTGCCCCTGCGAGGCTGACCATGGGCACCCTGATCGACCTTTCGCAACTTCCACCGCCCGACGTGGTGGAAGAGCTGGATTACGAAACGCTGCTCGGCGAGCGCAAGGCCGCGCTCATCGCTCGCTACCGGGCCGAAGAGCAGGCCGGTATCGCGGCGGTGCTCGCGCTCGAATCCGAACCGCTGACCAAGTTCCTGCAGGAATCAGCATTCCGGGAATTGCTGTTGCGTCAGCGCATCAACGAAGCCGCCCGCGCGGTGATGCTGGCCTACGCAAAGGGGAAAGACCTCGAACACCTCGCCGCGCTCTTCGGCATACAGCGCCTGGTCATCAAACCGGCCGACCCTGTCACAGGGACACCCGCCGAGATGGAAAGCGACGCGGACCTGCGTCTGCGCACGCAGCTCGCACCGCAGTCGTTCTCGACGGCCGGCCCCGAAGGCGCCTATCGCTCGCACGGCCGCAATGCGGATGGGCGCGTGCTGGATGTGTCGGCCACCAGCCCGGAAGAAGGCGAGGTGCGCATTACGGTGCTCTCTCGCGAAGGCGACGGCGCAGCTGCGCCCGATCTGCTGGAGAAGGTTAAGGCGGCCCTGCGCAGCGAAGACAAGCGGCCGCTGACGGACTATGTGACCGTGCAGTCGGCAACGATCCTGCATTACGAGGTCTCGGCCACGCTGCACCTGTTTCCAGGGCCGGACGCCACCGTGGTGCTGACCGAGGCGCGCAAGCGCCTGGCCGCCTACGTTGAGACCTGCCACCGATTGGGCGCCGTGGTGGCGCGCTCTGGGCTGGACGCCGCCTTGCACGTCGCGGGCGTGCAGAAAGTGGAGCTGCACTCGCCCGCCAATGAGATTCTTGCCGATCCGACGCAGGCCCCGTATTGCACGGACATGACCGTCACGCCAGGAGCCCAGCGTGCGTAGCTTGTTGCCACCGAATGCGACGGAGCTGGAGCGCAACGCCACGGCCGTTGCCGGCGTCGTCAGCAATCTGCCGTTGCCGCTGCGCACGCTCATCGACCCGGACACTATCCCCGTGCACCTGCTGCCGTGGCTCGCCTGGCATCTCGGAATCGAAACGTGGAAGGACTACTGGCCCGAACAGGTCAAGCGCGCCCGCGTGCGCTCTGCCATCTCCATCGCCCGCAGGAAGGGCACGGCGGCTGCAGTGCGCGAAGTCGTGGCGTCATTCGGCGCCAACATCGCATTGCGCGAGTGGTGGCAGATGGAACCCAAGGGGCGGCCGTACACCTTCGACCTGGTCATGACCGTCAGCGCACGCGACGGCAACCCGCCGACCGCGGAATTCATCGGAGACATCGTTGCCGAGATCGACCGCACAAAGCCCGTACGCGCGCACTACACCTTTACCCAAGGCTTCAACCAGTCCGGCGGCATCGGCGTCGCCGCCGCCATCCGCCCCGCGCTCTTCACCCGCCTCTCACTTTCGGACGTCTGACATGGCTGGAACCACCATCAACCTCACCGACGCCGGCCGCGCCGCCTTGGTCAACGCAGACCACACCGGCACCGCCGCCCGCAAGATCGTGCAGGCCGGCATCGCCACCGCGCCGTTCGCGTTCGACCCAGACCTGCAGGCGCTGCCCAACGAGCACAAGCGCCTGGCCACCATCTCCGGCGAGACCATCGCCGCCGACACGGTCCACGCCACCATCCGCGACGACAGCGCCGACCAGTACACCACCTACGGCTTCGGCCTGTACCTGGACAACGGCGTGCTGCTGGGCACCTACTGCCAGCCCACGCCCATCATGGAAAAGGCGCCGGTGGCCATCCTGCTGCTCGCCGTCGACATGGTGTTCAAGCAGCTCGACGTGACGGCGCTTTCGTTTGGCGATGCCGCCTTCACCAATCCGCCAGCCACGACCGAACGGCGAGGCGTCGTCGAGCTGGCAACCGCGGAGGAGACCATCGACGGTACCGACGCACACCGCGCCGTCACGCCGGCCGCGCTGGAGGCGCGCACCGGCACGGAAACGCGGACAGGCTTGGTTCAGCTCGCAACCGATGCTGAGGTGACCGCAGGCCGGGACGGTGCAAAGGCAATCACGCCGAAGAACCTAGCACTGCAGCTCGCAAAGAAAGCCGACCTGGCCGGCTCCGCCAAGCAGGCGTTCGCCGTCGCGCCGGCGACAGCCGACCACCAGGCAGTGCCGCTCGGCCAGGCTGACGAACGCTACGCCACGCCG